GGGAATACTTAATGGGTGTATAAAAATAAGCCCCCGTGTATAAACATACACGGAAGCTCATCACGGATATATGGGAAATTTTGTTGGCTTACCCTAATTATAATTGAGATTGATCATTTTGTCAACTGCGTTAAATTCTGCTTTAACAAGTTTACATTGTAATAATAGGAAAATCATTGACAATGGCATTAGCTAAAGCAACTGCTCCCTCTGCTGATGGATGTACATTATCATTAGACAACATTCCAGTAAACCATGTTGAACCAGTTGATTCAGCACCAACAGCTTTAGCAAAATCAATGAAAGTATATCCGCTGCTTTTAACCACATCATTTTTGAATGTGTTTATCACAGTAGGTACATTTGGAATAGTGCATGGTATTAGGATAATTTCATTTTTAGCACATATTTCTATAAGTGCATTAAAAACATTCATCCAAGTTGTGTTTACTGCACTATTTGAATCTGCATCATTCATTCCCAATGCCCATATTATATATTTTGGTGTCCCTAATGTAAGTAGATTTGTTAGTGATGTCAATGCCTCTATACTTGTCATGCCCGGGATACCATTCAAGAGAATATTTTCAAGAAATCCATACGTATTCATATATTTTGGCCATCGGTCATCACTCCATGAAACATAACTATCCCCAAAATACCAAATAGGTTTTTTAATATCAGTACATGAAAACGATAAAGAGCAACCCGTTAGCACAGTTCCACTATCACAATCTGCAAAAATCCCTATTGATGATCCAGGCCATGATGTGATATTTCTTGTGTAAGTTCCACCATTTGTGTTGATTGTAATTTTTGCCTCTGTGTTATTACCAACTGAAATTATAACAGAAATATAGTCAGAAAATGTCAACCCATGAGGGATTATGCTACCGCCAGAATCATTACGTCTAAACTCAATGTTTGTATTATCTATATGCACATAATACCCATTTCTAGACGTTTTGCCCTGCCCTATGTTGATTCCTGTAAATGTGGTTATAAGTCCATAAAATGCAAATACTTTATTTTTTTTCACAGCATTTGCATTAAAAGTCAAATTGTGTGTGTAGTCCATATCACCCACGACTTTTTGTGGCATACCTCCAAAACATACAGTAATCACGCCTTTTTCTTTTAATTCCATATGAGGTTCAAAATATGTCTGGTATCTTATTGGCAAGGTGTCGCCAAAAATAACCATAATTTTTGATACTTCCTGATTTGTAAAATTGCCAATACTACAGGAAAAACGTATATATGATGCATTAGTAGTATCAATGGTGTAGTATTTTTCGTTTAATACTGCATCATAATTGAATAGCGCGCCATCAACAATTTCTCCAGATACATATGTTTTATTATTGTCATATAGCGCGTATCTAATACTCGATACTGTATTGATTATTATCGTTGCTTTGTTTGTTATGTTTCTGATTTTAATATAATTTGTTGCACCATATGTAGCTGAATCGTTTAAATCTCCCGTGATCTGATTAACAAATTTGCCACTATTATATGTACCATCAAACCAGTTTATAGGAATTTCTCTTGTTGCAATATGTAACAAATCTTCCTCTAAATCAGCAACTGCGTCACCAGTAGCCTTTGCATCTGCAGCAGCCCCCGCGATAGAAAGCGTGTTATCAACTGCGGGTGTAGTTGGTGTAATGTGTGAAGCAAGCCAAGTAGATGTTTGATTGACAATTACAGGATCAATAATAGTACTAAGTTCACCGTTACCCGCCATTGTTTGAAGAGCTTGTAATACTTCTTCTGATACATCCAGATTGTCAAAGTAATTGTTGACGAATTCCTGTAAAGAATTCCAATCATTTTTTGTGCTTTCCCATTCGTCCTGCATATCACGCATTATTTTGATAATCTGATCGAGATTGATCTCATGGAAGTTCGTGTATGGAAAGTTCTGAAAAAGTCCCATTATTTACCTCTTTTCTTTAATAAACTAATAAACAAAATCTTTCTTTAAATGAAACGGCGATATAATTTATAATTGAAAACTTTGCAATTTCCCGTTCCTGTTCTATCATCTGTTGGGTGGTAGTCACTCCAATATTTCCAGTACGTTTAATAGTATGGTCTGTCGTGCCTTCTGTTCTTTCATTTCCGCTATGATTTATTGTGTTTCCATCTTCTATGCTGTCATTACTGGTCAAACTGACGTTATCCGTACCCGTCCTGTTATTCTGCTTTGCAGGTTGCCAGTTTTCAGAGTTAAACCCCTGTACGGATTCTACATCCGTGATATTGATTGTTTCGTTGTTACTTCCTGTGCTATGCCTGCTAGTGATTCTGCTATCATTTCCCGTATCTGCGTATGTACGTGAGTGGTCATCTTCTTGAGTATCTGTGATCTCAGCATCTACATTCCAGATAGGATTATAATCAAGCTGTGTAGTTTCATAGAGTTTTTGCCATGTGTAAGCATAGGAATGACTCCAATTCTTAATACACTTTTTCAAAATATCAAAATTAGGGTATAGGATTTCTAATTCCGCGCACTGAATGCATATTTCACCAATCACCACATTTTTATCAATCCCGGTAGGCACTTCCAGATCATCAAAGATTGATGGATCATATTCATACATCCCCATTATTGAAAGACTCATTTTCATCTACCTCAAATCTAAAATTACATGATATATTCAAGTCAAACATTTTATTAACTCGTTTGAGATCATCTCGGATAGTTTCTAACCATAGAGCCGATTTTGTTTTGGTATCTATGTTATTAGCTTCAACCTCGTTATCAGTTACCCCGCTGGCTTTTGCCATGTTGATATTCGGGATCCCAATTTCCGTGCAAAACCGTGCATCAATTTTCAGCATATCATTGAGGATATCCCCCGCAATATAATTCTGTTTTAGATTGTTCTGGAATGTGTCCCAAAGTGGTTCACCTGTTTCTGTGAATAATTTTTTATCAGCGAAAACAGCGGGATTTCCTTCATTAAGTTTATCATACATCTTTTTAAAAGACTCTGCAATCGTTTTATTTTCGCAAGCGAATACATAAGCCAGTTTTGAATTTACGAGATTAACTCCCAGTGATTCGGTAGCAAGTGCCAGTAAATCAGCATAATAAGACACAATATCCCAACATGATCCGTAATCCGGCTGTAGTTTGATCAATTCACATTCTTTTCCGATTCGCGGTCTGAGATTGCCAATAATAAGCGGATTAGCAATGCTTACGTGTGTCGGTCTGTAAAAAACATCATAGCCATATAGCGAACAGTGCTGAGGAATCACCCCAAATTTATCCGTTTTAACTACTGACACAAACCCGCATATAAAAAGCGTATAAAGAAAGTAATCTTTTGACCATGTTTCTGGGATTCCCTTAAATTCAAAAACGGATAAAATTTTCTGTAATAGATACCGTTTAAAATACCATGACTTGGAATTGCTCCCAGTATGAACGGTTGACGGGCTTATTTTCGAATTGTACCGATTAATAAAATCATAGCTGTAAGTTGTCATCATAACCCCCTGTTAACTTTAAAAATCTTCTTACCTAATCCCCATTGTGACGGGTTGCTGACCTCTGCCCCGTAATGATCCGGAATAATATATCCTTGAAACGTGTAGCCAGACAATTCAACTGGAGTATCTGGATAACCCCCAAATAATTTACCAGTTCCCATTTCAATTCGAATCAAATTAAAGCCATTTTCCGTATATTCACTGCATATAAAAAATCTCTGTTGTGTCGGTGCGTAATATTGATTAAATTCAATACAGCATAGCCGACCGTTATTAGATGAGTTATAACAAGCCACCGCGCCACTGGGTAACCACCACTCAAATTGATCCGCGCCATATGGTGTGGTTCGTCTTTCATATCCACCTGGTTGTAATCTGTACCACTGATTTGAAGGCAATGTTGTAATGAGTTTAGGACGATTTGAAAAAGCACCATCTGTCGCGCTTGCTTCCCAGAATCTTCCCCACACATAGCACTGATTATTAGGTAGTCCCCTATTAGTCAAAAAATACGGATTGGCTGAATACCAATAAGGATTGTTATGCATGCCTATAGCACTGTCACGATAACTACTCATAATAAAACCCCGTTTCAAGATACGTTCGAACTTTCGAATCTTCCACAGAAGTTCCATTAATAGGAACATCACCATCCTGAATAATCATATAACCACCCAAATCTTTAATAGTGCGTTTGGCGCAAAGTGGTCTCCCGTTATGTGCGTTATCATCTGCGATTGGATGGAAAAACTGGTGATCTAACCGCATCCCACCTATAGTCGATGCATAGCCCCCATTTGTACCAATTGTATTAGCACGCGGGCAAAGTGCTTCAACTGCGTTACCGATTCCCAGACCTGCACCAATGATCCCGCTACCAATCTGACCTGTCATAAAACCGCCTATCGCGCTACCAACCGCGCCAACCGCAGATGTTGCCCCGCTGATATAATCGCGGGTAACACTGGAAAGTGAAATCGGCACTCCCATTTGTGCTTCTACCCGGTTCATAACGATTCCATTACAAATGATTTCCATGATCCCGCGCCCCGTTACCGCATCGATAAACACACGGGCTGTTAATTCACTTGCAGTACACGTTACACTTGTATCAATATCGATACATCCAAATGGTGGAACAGTAAGAGTTAATTTAGCAAATGGAGAGGAGTTAACATAGTTACCCCTGCTACTTGTATCCGGGTGTTTTACAATATCAAATGTCAAATCTTTATGTGCGGAAGCTCTCGGTGGAATTTTAAAACCAATCGCCCCGGTATCCCACGAAAACGCATAAACATTAGAGGACACGGAATCTGCCCCGCTGATATCCCCAGCAGCTACGGGAAGTGCCACACAAGACTTGATATACTGGAGAGGATCAACCAGAGATAATTGAAGAGCCATCGAACAATCATCTAATGAAAACCCGTTATTAGTATTAACAGTGTTATCAATCAGATTTTCGCACATAGTTCGAACATTTTGTTCGCTCATTGCGTAATATGTCAGTGATCCCAATTCACCACGTTTTGAAACTACACCAACCACGTATATGATATTATCAAACCATGGATTGGCAATCTGGGTAGTACGGAAAGCGCAACCAGTTCTTGATGGATATAGTAAATCCACGATATTTTCGTTCTGTTCTGCTGATGAACGCATTACATACAAATTAGAGTTTCCAATCTCTGATTTATAGGTAGCCAGAACATCAACTTTCATCACCGCATTCCAAAGCGCATCCTCAAAATACCATTCTTCAATGAAATAATACCGCCCGAATTTAGCAATGTAAGCATAGTTATATTGCGAAGGATCATTAGTGATCCCAAAATTGAATTTTATAGTGGGATTTACTAATCCGCTGCTATCACGTAGATTTCCCTTCATTTCCCGCCCGTCTCCAGATGGACGTTTTGTTGAATTGTCACGCTTACTCAGTGTATATAAATGAACCGAAAACATATTAACTCCTAACATTTGGCGGGATGTATTCATACACCCCGCCTACCGAATGAAGAAGAAATAAATGATTAATCCAGAAGAAGAATAAGTCCCTTTTCTGTGAAGTCGTTAAACCATCTCTCAGTGAAGTGATGGAAAGTATTCCAGTAACCGCCTTTAGCATTCAGTGGAGTGGTAGCAGACCAATTATTAACTGTCGTATAACCCAATGCGTCACGGTCAAAAATAACTCCAACCAAATTCGTGATGCTCTGGGATTCCTCAGCCGTTACAATCAAGCCATTAGTACCCATATAAGACGGTGTAACATTCAGAGACATTGGAGACTCAATACTCTGCCAGAAGTTGACCGCTTCAACATCCGCGTACTCCAGAAAATCATCGTGGAAAGTGTCAGCAAGCACCCGCGCATTCATGCCATTAAGCAATGGTGCATAAATATATACTTTCTGATATTCATACGGTGTATGCCGGCTAATTTCTTTCCCTGTCACATTAATCTGGAATTCCACGCTTCTTTCAGTCATAAGTGCTGTAAGTGTTGCAACACGAGCATACATCCACTTCATGAAGTTTCCAAAATTAGCGGGAGCATATACTGTCGTAGCTGTAAGACTTTCGCCCGTTTCTCTATTGTATTCTGTCAGAAGATGGATAACACCATTATTAGCCAGTTTTTTACCGCCAACAAAATTCCCGATAGTCATACGAGCAATTGACTCATGCGCCTGCTCGATCATGTCGGATATATTCTGCACAACCATAGACATAAAACGTCCAAATTCCGAAGGACCTGAAAAAGCATTTTCAAGCTGATCTTTAAAGATTGTGTAATTCTTCTCATAAACATTCTGACCGTAGAAATTAGTCTGAAGAATGTTCGGCTTGTTCACCTTATAATGATCGATGCTCTGACCATCCACCAGTTCAAAACGCACATCTTCGCTAAAATCTTTATCTGCAATGGAAAGTTTGCGAACAATTGATCCCCACTGTTCACTATCCATTTTGATCCCGCCAAACTTGCGGTTATAAGGACGGATAGAAAAAATGGTGTTGCTTACCATCTGGGTGATAGCATTCAATACAGGATCATAACCCTGCTGTAGAAGCGTAGTTGCAACCGATACAAATTCACTTGTGTTAACTGGTGCGAGCGCCGTTTCGCCCGTCACCTGCTGTCGGATGTTGTTAAGGATCGCGCTGGCATCCTCAAAAGACATTGTATTAACTGCCATTATTTTTTACCCCCTTTTGTTTCATCAAACGGATTAATAATCCGTGCCATTACATCATCACTGTTCTTTTCTTCTGGAAGCGTGCTATTCATAATATTAAAAGCTGTAACTTCTTTCCTAAGTTCTGAGAACATATCTTTCATTTCTTTAAACATTCCTGTCAACTCTTCTGGCTTTTCCTGCTTTTCCTGCTCTTCCTGCTCTTCCTGCTCTTCCTGCTCTTCCTGCTCTTCCGGTTCATCGCTCATTTTCATGATCTCATCTCTGGAGTAACCTGCGTCAAGCAATTTGATAATTTCCGTGTATCTCATTTCTTTTCCTCCATAATTCTATTAACATTCCACTGGACAATACTGTAATAATTTCCCAATTCCTTTTTCCGTGTTTCCCCTGTTCCATGTTTTCCTTTTAACACTTCATTGGTCAGTTTCTTAATACGGGCAACTTTTGAACGGATTTTTTCGGGATCATACCCCTTAGATTCTATTAACTTTTTCTGTTTTTCTCCTGTTCCATATTTACCAGATAGCACCGCTTTTACAACATCGTTTTCTGATATTCTTGTTGGTGATTCTTCACGTTTTGAAAATTGCTCATATTTTGGACAAATAAACCCACGAATAAATCTCCAATTTATTGGAAATTCTCGGAATCCCACATTTTCATGTAAATTCCCCTCAACTGTATGGATTTCTTTTCCTTCAACTTTTCTCACGATCCCCACATGGTTAGGAGTGCTACGATTATCACCCCCGCGCCCAGGATCATCCCAATCAAATAAAACTAAATCACCGGGTTGTGGTTTATAGCTGTCTTTTTCTTTCCAAATAGATTTGGCTTTTGCAACTTTGATCATAACAGGACAACTAGCAGAAAGCGGAAAATATGTTTTCGCTATCTTCGTACCAAAAGCGCGAATAATGACCGCCGTAACGAATTCCGCGCACCAATCGTCAGTTACTCTAGCCGTATATCCCTGCGGTCTGACCTCATTAAAAGCATTTACAATTTCCCGCCTTGCTACTGAATCGGGTTTTACATTGATCCCTACATATGATTCAGCAATAGATAATACTTTCTTTCTTGCACTGTTCATTTCTTCGCATCCCTGTTAACAATAATCTGAATCAGTTCTTTCAGACTTGAAAGAACCTGTGTATTTTCCTCGATTGTATTCCGTAAACTACTTACTTCTTCCGTGTGTCTTTCCTCCTGTTTGTTGACCATCCAAAACATAGCCCCGCACGCGACAATAGGAAAACCTAAACTTGCAATAAGCTGACCGATAACTTGAATATCCATGTTTAACCCCTTTTTGTTAATATTAGTGGGGAGTTAATACGCTGGCTTGCGTACATCCACCCTTCCGAGGCTTGCCTAGGATACCCCCCACTTGCTATTTAGTATACAATTCGAATAGAGATTTTGCAAGCATTGTTTCGAAAGTGACTTTATTTCTCATATATGCAGAATAAAGAATTAATCCATAATTCTTTCTAAAACGGTTCAATCCAACTTCATCTGAATTAAAAATTGGCGCTGTTCCTGTTCTATGTTCGGACACGTAATACTCCCGTTTCGATTTATGTTTATAAACATGAATTTCTCCAACTGTGCATAATAACTTAAATTCTTTTAAAGGTTTTGATTTTATATTTTCATTATTATTATACACAAAATCGTTTGATAATGCAAATTTAGAAAAGGATCCAGCAGATATTTTGTATAAAGCTGTATCCGCTTTTGCATTGCTAATAGAGGAATGTTGCAAAAGAACAAGCACTATTCCCCGTTCCCGATTTATATAAATCTCCTGTCCAGATTGACGCATCTTTTCACTTTTCCCGACTAACCCCAATTCAAGGAAAATAGGATTAGCAATGTTAAAAGCATTAGCAAGGCAGAGAACCTGCAATGGTTTGATTCCTTTTAATTCCCTGTTTCGGTTGATCGTCTCATACGCATTCAAGAAAGCAGAGCCTTCATTTTTTAATGATCGTTCATGCTTTTCTGGTATGAATTCATCATATATAAGCAATTTAACATCAGAAGCATCAAAACCACGCATATTTGATATTGTTGACAATGCGCAAGTATAACCGACAAGTCTTTCACTTTCTTCTGTTTCTTCAACCAGTTTCGAATTATACTTGCTGATGCTTTTGACCGTAACATTAGAACCAATATCAGTATTGATCGCCTTATATGGATTGAATTCGGGTTTATTAATCAGATCACATTGGGCTTGTGTTCTTCGCATCAGCATTAACCGGGTACCTGATTCATACGCACTTTTGAGCGCTCCGTATGTTTTACCAGTACCACGCCCGCCAACAACAAAATTAAAGGGCTGTTCCAATCTCAAAATCTTTTCAATATCGATATAACCATTTTTTAGATAGATATTCATTATTTATCACTCCTTTTATTCCACTGGCGTATCACAAAACTTTTATTAGGGTGTAGACACGTAATTGGAAGAATTTTACATTTATTATTATCACAAGACACATACCACATTTCTTCATATTTATCTAAATGGAGATTCGGATATGCTCCACAAAATGGACAAGGTTTTAATTTTGTACTATTCATGTTTACACCTCCATAGTAAAAATACGGGGATCACTCCCCGCATTAAAAGAAGAAGAAATAATATGATTATGCTACGGTGCAAGTAATATACTTGCGCCCCGCTTTGCTCTCACCAGCTACCACTTTGATATCTCCCACATCATCACCAAAGAATTTTACAATATCTGCAAATTCCTGCTTAAATGTGTTGCTGATCGTGCCGAACATTTCACCATCAACTGTAGTAATCGAAAGTACTTCCCTCAGTTCTCCTGTTTTCTGATCTGCATCAGTATAAAGAATCCACGCGCAAACCTGTAAAATAGAATCCTCTGCGTCACTCATCTTTTTAACCTCTGGTGACTTCATCATCTTATACTGTGTTCTCGCGTCTAAATCTTCTGGATACATTTTAATAACTTCCATCTTCAATCCTCCTATTTGATTATAAGTTATATCGTCCACTCTGCATTTTCATGCGGGCTTGTGACCGCCAACGGCTGCATTAGACCGGGGAATAATCCCCGATTTATCTATCCCAGTTAAAATCCAATGTTCCCTCACCTGTTTCAAAATTATAAATCAGATTCCCGTCAGCATCAACAACCCTCATGGGATCACGGTAACAATCCCAAAACTGGCACTCTGATTCGAATTCTTCCCACTCTTTTTCAGTAATAAACCCGAAAAACCGCATATTCCTAAATGATTTCCAGAGTTCCCATCTGCACTGATTGAGAGCATATGCGCGCTTCATGTTGTCTACGGTCATTAATTTCTTCATTTCTTCTTCCTCCTGTGATTATTTACTATAATCTTTAATTTCCTTTATTGTACCATAATTAGCCGAATATGTCAATCCAGATTGCCGGGTTTAAAATGATTTTTCTGTATTCCCCGGTGATCCCTAGTGTATAAGTCGAATCTTTAATCAAAACATTGGAAGTAATTTTAACTGTATTATCACCAACTTTCAATTCCTTTATCTCTGGATCATCATTATATACAGATTCTGTTCCACCTGCTTTATAAAAAGTGAACCCCTCTTTAAATGAATAAATTCCGTCATGTTCTGCTAACTCTTTAGCCCCTTTAGCTTTTCCCACACCTGCAATAGTAATATGCAGTTCGTCATTACTATCAACATAACAGTACTTTTTCGCGCCCATACTGGAAAACAATTTGTAAGTTCCTTCATAATCATACAATCCCAGATAGTACTTCTTCCCAGTCAAATCGACAGCAACACCCCCATTTTTTATGCTTGATTTTTTCCGCTGTTCGTTATAATCATTAAACGATACCGAACCATCATCAATCAATTTAACTGAATCCGTATCACAATAAACAAATGAATTCCCCGCTTTCTTGATAGCAATTTCAAGTTGGTAACGTGCATGGGCTGTAGTCCAGATTCCCCAGGCATAAACAAGAAAAGCACGTTTATTATGTTCTTGCAATAATTCTATTTCACTTTCATTCCGTTCAATAAATTGATCGTCAATATAATCGATGCTTTGCTTAACCGGGGATTGCACTGACATACCATAAATTGAATTTAGTTTCGCTTTTGCCATGTGATAATATAATTCTTGCCCCTCTACATTTTTCAATTCAGTTTTGGCTTTGAAATAATTTTGCACTTCTTCCCGTAAAGGTTTGGGGAGTTTCCCATAACGACAATGATAAAAATCATAGAATGTGATATTATCAAAATCATATTCATCCATGATAATTTTAAAATCTAAATCAGTTAGGCTAATCTCCAAATAATCAGCATCCAAAATTCTTCCATTGTCATTATCATGCCTTGAAAGATTTCTGCATTTGTGTTTCGGAATGTATGGGCAACCCCAAAGCGGGTCTTTTAATCTGATACCCGTAAACCCAACACGCATGAGCCCCGCCCTATGCTGTTTATAAATAATCCGACATACCCGGTCTGCGGTTGGATTTTCTTCCCGTATCCATGGTGACATTGGGAATAGATCATTTATCTGCACATCTGGATAACTGGATACCCGGTCATAACTAGATACATGCTCTAATATCTGCCCTGTATAATACCTATTACAATGCGTATTACCACCTCTAAAAGCCTCCCGCAAAATCTCAAAAATGGTGTAATCACTTTGCAGTGATAGCAATTCATCGTGATTATATCTACGCATCGCCCGCTTAACATCCCTACGTACAAAACCTGTAGAAGTATAAGGAATAGTATAAAAATTATCACTTTCAATTTTGAAATATACTTTCAACGCTTCAACAAGTGCTTTAACATCCGTGACACAATATTCTAGTTCCCTCTCAGTTAGTTCCGTCCATGGATATCTGATCTTACTATAATCAAATTCCTCTCCAGATAACTTTTTAGTAACACCCATTTTGTTGGTAAAAGCAGCCAGCGACATGTTAGTTAACAAGTACGAACATCTAAATTCAAAGTGTTCCATCATAGAACATTTTAAAACTTTACGTCTGTCGATAGCAAATACTTCCTCTTGTGCAAACTCGTAAATTCCCTTAAGAAACGAAAACTCAAACGAAAGATTATGAACATAAATCATCATCTTTTCATTTTCGTTAAGCTGTTCTTTCAGTAATTCCATAAACTCCAGAAAGCTATCCCATGTGCGTCCGATTATAGTTTGATCTTCAATTTGAAATTGCCAGATATACATATAGGCTTGATTTATCGATAAATCATTTGTTGTCTCAATATCAAAAGCGCAAAACAAATCCTTGTATTTTTCTGGATTCTTGCGTCTTGCGGGATTGCCCCGTCTGCGCTTTTGCACCGGGGCTTTTCCCACTGCACTATAATCATATGTTTCTACTGTTTTCAAGTCCATTTCTTCACCAATGCATTAATCCTTGATTGTGAAAATGTGCGTCCACCTTTTGTTGGCTTTACTTTCTCCAGATCATCCAAATGAGTGACGAATATATCAATATTTTCCATTAATTTATCATTGGGGATTCTAAGTCTTTCTGCTTCCTGTAAAACATCCAATACATCACCGGACGGTAGCAAAGAATCTTTATATTTTTCTCGTGCTTCTTCCATTAGAGAAATAGTTTTGTAAGTATCTTCCAACGTGCTGACCAGATCACCATACCCTTTATCCTGCATCGATTCCCGAAAATCTGCTAAAAAGGATTTTTCCCCCGTGACTGTAGTTCGTGGATCACGTAGAAAACGCGATACATCCGCTAATTGAGATGAAACTGTCATACGGTTAGATTTTCCTATTTCCTTAAGTGTTGGAAATTTAAACCCGGAACGGGCTGTTAAATTTAAGTTCTGTTCTTGCAAACGTCCAAGTCGTTTATTAGCGATTGAACGCAATTCGGAATATGCTTTTCTGATTTCCGATTCAGTCATAGAATTAATCTCGTTTGGAAAAAATAGCTTTCTATTCTTCTTCATAGGCACACCTCACCAATTCATCATATATCAGCTTTTTAATAACTTTTGTGGAATTATTTTGTGTTGAAATAAAATGATATAGCAATCCGTCAACAGTATCATTCATATCAAATTTGATATTCAGTTGCTTATATCGATTCTTCTGATAGTCCCAACTCGTTTTTTTATTTTCCATAAAAATATACCTCCTGTTATTATTGTACCATAAAAACATCTTGACTTCAATATAATATATGTGATATCATAACTATAGCAACTCAAAAGGATTCACTTCCCGGAAAGGCTCTCGTGTATATCTATACACGGGGGCTTATTTTTATACACCCATTAAGTATTCCC